TCGGGATGAGCTGGCCGGTGGTGGCGTCGGTTTCGGTGAAGCTGCTGGGGGTCAGCGCTTGGCCGTCGATGAAGTAGATGTCGGCAAGGTAGCCGGAGAAATAGCCAGCATTGGCATCGCCAGTTCGGCCTATAGCATGGACTCGCGCCGCATTACAGTAGCTGTCATAGTTAAGCGACGGATCGCTTGAAGTACTAAACGCATCTACTTGAGTACCATTTACATAGAACTTAAATCTATTCGCTGCGGTTGCTTGCGTAGAATCAAACGCAATGACCATGTGATACCACGCTGAAGCATCGCGAAAAACTTGCGTTGTTGTTTTTTGCCAGAAAACAGTAGGATTGCTATAGTCGTAAAAACTTATAGTATCGCTGCTTGTAATCTCAAAGTAAAAACCTTCGGTGTTTCCAGAATTTGAGGTGGAAAAAACACGTTGTGTTGCGCCCAACCCACTCCTCTTCACCCACCCCGCCCAGGTCCAGGTCTTGCGGTTGCCAGCAGATGCGGGGGTCCTGGACAAGTAGGCACTGTCACTACTGTTGAAACGCAGGCTCCTGGAGATGCCCGCTGCGGCTGGGGCGCCCTGACCGGACGAACCGATCAGCATGTTCTCATGAAAGACTGACATCAGGCGAAGGCTTTGGTGAGCACAGCGTGGATGCTGCCGCTTGCGCGGACAATGTAATCAATACGATCCACGGCATTAGCTGCCGTGCTGAGTGTAGGTGCAGTACTACCGGCAAATTCCCAGTCCGACGAATACGCCAAGGTCCGCGAGCCGGTGCCGTCCTGTGTCACGAACAGCGACCCGGACTGCCCAGCCACTTGGTTGGTGGGATTGCCCAAGGTGCGGTTGCCGCCGAGTGTTACCGAAAAGTTGTTGCTATCTGCAAAGTCAACCGCAATGGTGGCCGCGTCGGTAAGCGCCGTCACCTCAGCACGTTGGCCTTTGGTCCAGGTTTGGGCGGTGTCGATGGCGCCGTAGCCGCTGATGGTCTGGCCTGCAGCGAAGGTGATCGCTCCAGTCATCGTGCCGCCGGACTTGGGCAGGGCAGCGTTGGCTAGGTCGTAGGCGCTCTTGACTGCGTTGGGTGTGGCGGCTGTCGTTGTGCTGGTGCTGCTGGTGCTGTCGGTGAGCTGCAGTTTCCCTGCGACGCTGGTGCTGCCGCTAACGACGGTGGTTGCCCCAGTGTTGCTGATCGTCACATCGCCGCTCATGGCGACGGAAGTGGCCACGTTGCTGCTGTTGCCGACGAGGATGTTGGCGCTGGTCAGTGCGGCCAGTTTGCTGAAGGCGATGGCGGCGCTGGCGTTGATGTCCGCGTTGACAATGCTGGCGTTGCCGCTAACGATGACGTTGCCGCTTTGGTCCGGGAAGGTGATAGTCCGGTCGGCGGTCGGGTCGGCGGCGGTCAGGTAGGTTTCGTAGGCGTTGGCAGTGGAGCCCTCAAACGCAAAGCTGCCGGCGCTGCCGATCAGCAGCTCGCCGGTCATCGTGCCACCGGCCTTGGCGAGCTTTTCGCTCTCTAGCTCGTCGATAGCGGCTTGGACGTTGACAGCAGCAAGGCCGCCGCTGGGGGTGTAGCTGACTTGGTTGGCGGTGACGCTGGTGATCGTCTGGCTAACGTCAACCTCGGTCCATTCGTTGCCGTTCGACAGGACGATGTCAGGCGGTGCCAGAGCAACGTTCGGGGCGTTGCCGCTGGTGATCGTGCCAGCCTCGGAGACCACCAAGTAGTAGCGGTTGTTGGCGGTGGCTGCTGAAGGTAGCGGCTGACCAACGACCAGGCCGATGGCGGTGCCTTCTGCGGTGACGGTAGCGATCAGGCCGCTGCCGCTTCCGGCGGAGGCATCAAACGTGCCAGCGAAGATGATCTCGCCCACCGAGATGCCGATGGGCTGGAAGACGTTACCGTCCCAGAGAAAGAGGTCGCGGGTGAGCGGATTGAAGAAGAACTGACCAATCTGATCAGCGGTTGGTTGCGTCTCACCGATCTTGGTGATGGCGTAGTTGGCCAGCTTGGCGCCCGTGACAGTGTTGTTACTGATGCGGGCGATGTCGAGCGAGCCGCTGGTCAGTTTTGTGGCCGGGAGGTCTGGGATGTCGGCCGCAACCAGTCCAGTGGCGTTGGTGATATGGCCTTGAGCGTCGAAGGTGAAACCGTTTTGTGTGGCACCTGTAACCACGTTGGTGTGGTTGAGGACGCCGCTGCCGTCGACACTCAGGCCAGTGCCAGGGCGGACTACGCCTACGACAGAGCTTGTGGCAACGGGCAAGTCACCGCCTGTAACGCTGGTGCTGGCGGTGATCAGGCCTTGGGCGTTGTAACTGATCTTGCGAAGCTGGTCGCTGACGGGCGTGACCGTGTTGTTGATGACGGCAGTGTCGCCAATCAGTGTTAGGCCGCCGCCGTTAATGATGACGCCACCCTTTGCACTGGTCGTAGCGGTGGGGAGATCGGCACCAGCGATGGTGCGGTAACTTGCTGCGCCAGCCGAGCCAGTGGGACCTGCGAGAAATTGGGCAGCGGCGGCTGTATTGTCGAGCGAGGGAGTAAGTGTTACTTCATCTCCGTCTGTTGTGACGGTGATATTGACAATTCCGCTGTTGTTTGCGGTGATGCTGTTGATAGAGCCGGCAGCGTTAAGCAGGTTCCAACTGCTGTTGCGCCACATGTAGAGCTTGATATTGTCGGTTGTAAAGCCGAACTGCCCTACAAAATCGCCTGTCAGTGCATCAAGCGCGGCTTTGGTTGCTGCGATAACGCAAGTGCTTTGGTCTCCGAGCTTGGCCGCAGTTACGGCATCAGCCCCGATCTTGGTGGCAGTGACGGCGCCAGAGGCGATGGATGCCTCGACGATCGAGCCGGCGGCAAAGCTGACCTTGACGCTGGGTATGTCGCCGTTGGTGATAAGGTCGACACCGTAGGCGATCAGGTCGTTGACCGAGATTTTCTTGGTCTCGCTGGCGCTGATGTCCGCGATAGCGAGTTGGTCCGTGGCTGCGAGGTTGGCGCCAGCTAGAGCCTGTAGCTCTGTAATCTTGAGGTCTGCCAAGGGTTAGTCCTCCTGCTCCAAGGCCAAGTACGAGCTGGCGTCTTGCTCAAGCTCAAGTCTATCGTCGTTTTCCTGGAGGAGATAGCTCAGGGCACTGGTGCCGGTACGAAGGCGTATCGGCCCCGTCGTCACAAAATCGGCTGTAACCTCGACAACCGCGTCAGGCTGGAAAGCCACCGCTGCGTTGGTGATAACCCCGCTGATACTGTAGTAGATTTTATTGTTTAACTCGTTCTGTTGCCCAGCGGGTGCGTAATTTTCTGTTTTGACGAACAGTTCGGCGTCAAACTCGCTGCCAACTTCGGTGCGGAGAATGAGTTGAAGCAGGTAGTTTCCTGTTTCTGCGCTCGTGTTGAAGTAGTCCCAGTGGCAGGAGATGGTGCCCGAGCCGGACATTAGACCGCTGTACTGGTTGCGAAATTCTTCTGAAAGGGCTGTAACGTCGATGGCTTCGCGGCTGGTGTTGATCTCGTACGAGGTGACCGCTCCGAGCAAGCGGCTACTGGCGTTTTCAACTTTTACGCGAATGGGTATGTCGGAAACTATTGCGCTTAAAGTAATCGCATTGGCAAGCTCTCCATCAAGAGATGCAGCGAACGTATTGTATAAACGAATACCGCCAAGATCGTCCACAAAAATAAACCACTTGCCGCTGTTTCGCTTAGTGGCATCGGCCCAACCGTCAGTGCCAACGAATTCCAGCACTGCCCCATTTGTACTTGTAATTTCGACTTCGTCGCCGCTGATAAGGAAACCGGATTCAAAGTCGAAGCTGAACCGGCGGGCAGTGACGTTGATGTCACTGGTGTTGACGATTGAAGTTTTTTCGCCTTCGTCGCTTTTGCGGCGGAGGGCGACGCGACCATAAGCGCCAAGGTAAGTGGACATTACAGCGCCACTCCTGTTGCAGCACCAGAACCTTGGAAACTGATCTGGGCGCTCACCACTTCGCCGACGCTGGCGCCGTAAGAGGCGCTGGTGATGAAAGCGTTGAGGGTGACGGTTTTGCTGCCGAGCGCCAGGATGAAGGCGATGGGGGAAGTGCTGGGGGCGCCAGTGCTGATGACGCGCTTGACTTGCGTCGCAGCGTCGTTGCGGGCGGTGTCGTCTTCGTAGTAGAGCAGCGTGGCCGAGCCGCTGTACGAGCGGATGCCAGGCGTGTAGCTGCGGTCGTCGTCGCCCAGCGTGGTGGTCTCCAGCATCTCAAGGTCGGCCTGCAGGGACCAGTTGGTCACCTTCACCTGCGTGGTGCCAGCGATGCTGAGGGTGCCGTCTTTGCCGGTGTAGTACTTGCTCATGATGTGGTCACGACCAGGCGGATGGTTACGGTGCTACGACCGGGCTTGACGCTGGCAATATCCGGGGGCTCTGCATAACGATAACGCAGCCCTGATTGTGGTACAAAAGTAGAGCT